CGATTACCTTGTTCGATGCCGGAGTCCCGAAGTGGGCACGACCTCCAGTTAGCAAAGCCGAAGCGTTCGCATACTTAGGTGTGATGGTGTACTCAAGCGCCTGCATAGGTGTGAACCCACGCATTGTCATTTCCGCAGCAGCAGTCAAGTCACCAGTGTTGATGTTCGTATCTGCTGCTTCACGGGCATCGTCTACCCATGTGTAGAACCGCTTGGCTCTGTCTTTCTGCTCCTCAGTGCCGTCACCGAGTACATAAGCAAGAGCCTTTTCCTCATCTGCCAACGGCTCATCGATGGTACGTATCCACTTGAACCTGCGAAGGAAAGCCTTGTCTAAGTTCTGGCTAAGGTAGCCGTTGCCGGGTGGGTTAGCCGTAGCCACCACCGAGAACTCATCACCGATAGGCACAGCCGTTTCGCCATTCTCAGGCAGCGACCAGTAAGCCCCGGCTGAATCCATGACACCGTACATACGGGACATGAACTCCTGCGGTGCACGTGTGGCTTCCTCCAACATGAAGGTCTTGCCCTCTCGTACAGCCTCAGTAAAAGTTCCATCTTGCCACTTGATCGTCACGCCCCCGGACTCAAGAGCCTCAGGTCGCCATTGACCAACCAAGTCTCGTATGTCCATGCCTGGGTGAGCGTTCACCGCAACGAATGGCTTGCCGAGAATCTTCATAACCGTCTGCACTACGAAGGTCTTGCCCCACCCTGTGCCACCTAGCAGTAAGCGATGCAGTCCATCTGTGCGACATAAGTCCCACGCAACTTCTTGCCCGAGCGTGTTGAAGAACCGCCCTTCGTTCTCAAGCCCTGCTAGTTTGGACTTGAAGTCCCTGTCTGTGATACCCACAAACATATCCTTTCTGGCTACTTAGGTAGCCCTGATTCCTTGTCTAGTACAGCCACAATAGGTGAGACTGTTCTCTCTGGGCTAAACGCCCTGTCTACCTGTAATTGGAGAGCCTGTAAATCTCGCCTCATGTCGTCTTGGTCTATGTCGTTACGTGCTACACGATCCCTTAGTTCGGTGATTGCGTATGTCAACTCGTTCTGAAGCCCACGCATGCCTAACATGATGATCACATCAGAGACTGTTAGGTCAATCTCATACATGTCGTCATTCGCTGCTGTGGAGTCAGGCACGGTTAGCTTGCACACAACATCATCTTTGAGGTTGTTGCCCTTGACGTGTGCGACTAGATGCCTCAGCGCATATGCTGATGCCCTAGCTTTTCCAGCACGCCCACCTTGAGAGTGAAGATGTGACCTGCTCATGACCAATGGGTTTAGATTTGTGATAAATCCCTTCCTTTTCATGTCCGGATATATGTATTGCGCCCTCTCCCGTAGCCGGACAGCTACGGGAGGGACTATGGAGCCGATGTGTCGGCACGCAGGACTGAATCACGGCGTCCCCACACCCTTAGGGGAATCAAGTGCAGCACTACATGACTGCGGCTGCGCTTATTTACCTGCTTGATTCTGTACCCCCTACGGGTGGTTCCTCTGCCAACCTGTCGTTATGCACACGACACGCTCCACATGTAGCTACAAACGGCACTCTCGCTGAACTGGTAAACCATTCGAGTACCTGCTGCGCTTGCAGCTACATGTGGAACGGCGACGCTCTCTCGTACTACCAATCTTGGCGTATATGTGAGCCACGTCGCAGCGTTCCGATGTATGAGTATGTCATACACCCTCAACCTATGCGGCAGCCTCTGCTGCTGCCTGCTTAGCAACCGCTTCGATTGCTTTGTTCACACGTGTCACAGGCTTGCCTTTGAAGCCGTTGACCTTACGTGAGATTTTTTTCACCACTGCCTGCAACGCCTCTGCGTTGGGGCTAGCTTCAAGCTGCGCTTGCAACTCATGTCGTGCGACACCCTTCGTAGGTACACCCAGTACCTGTCCGAGAATCAGTCGCTGTTCACTCCGTGTTGCCATGTCGTATCCTTTCACGATGCTAATGGGCTTTGAGAACCAAAAAATTTGGGGTACTCCACCCCTCCTCCTTTTATCCTCTTTCACTTTGTTCAAGAGGAGAAAAGGGGGAGGGTTGGGTTAGCGGTCAACTTCAATTTGCTGATCTCTGTCCGTGATACCCCTGTCCACGAACGATATGTCCGGGTGTATGTCATCAGTAGGTTTGTCCGTAGCAAATTCTTCGACTAGCTTCATAGCTTCCTTCTCTGAGTTTGCCATGACGTGATAGCTACGCCACTCCGTGATCGTATCGCTGACCAGAAACTTTTCCATGTACGTTCCTTCCTGTTATGTAAGTGCCCTTACCCATATGTCGTACCCGTTTTCATGTGAGAATCTCCCACCCAGAGGGACACAAGCCGGAAAGGGAAGCTTGTGCCCCTGTGGGTGAGGGTCAGCCTACGCATTACTTGAGCGTATGTAGGGGCTGACACCCTTACCCTTAGTTCAATGTTTCATGTGCACGCCTTCCCTATAGCGTAGATGATTGAGATCGAGAAGACAGCACTCATGATGAGCAGCACCATGATGCTTATGTAGACCATGCGAAGCTCGCTTCGTAGTTCTGACATTTATGTACCGTACCCTTTACATGTGGAGCCACAGTCACATGGCTCGTTTACAGGTGAGAAGCAGTTGACAGGCTTCGCCTTAGGTTGTTTGTCCCAGAGGGCTTTCACTTCGTCATACGTTATGTCCACCACAGGTATTTCGAACTCGGTTTCGTACTCCCAGCCATCATATATAGGAGCCATAGGGTCTTTGTTCATGACACCCTCAGAGGTGTATGCCATACGGAGCGTCTCGTCGCCTTTTACGAAGGCGAATACGTGTATCGTACCGGGCATGTTACGAGCCTTTCACTAGCTGTTGATTGATTGCCACGTCGTCCGGGTCGCCGTCTGCGGCTACCCTCATGATCGCAAGCTTAGCCCTACGGGGCTTCTTGCTAAATCCCCACCACTTAGCGAGCGTCAAGCTTCGCTTCAAGTGCCTACGAACCCAGTCAGCTTGCTCATCTGTGAGCTCGCCAGCGTTGCCGGGTTCGAGCAGTTCGAGATCAGACCCTACGGGGGCTTCCTTGACCTGCTTCATGGTGTATACCTGTGTTTTCATGTCGTGATTTCCTTTCCTGAAAATCGTTTGCAATTTGGTTGACCACCCCTCCACCTTTTATCTCTCTTCACTTTGTTCAGAGAGAGAAAAGGGGGAGGTGTGTATTCGGCTTTTCTACTTGCCGAAGTTGTAGTTCATCGTGCCACTGAACGCATGTCCGTCAGATGTCATGTGGTGCTTGAACATGACGTCGCAGCCCTCACATAAATCTTCGGGGTGGTTGTATGGCATGTCAGTGTCCATAGGGTTACAGTCGTCGCAGGATATACGCCCACATGAACTGTCCATAAGGCGCTCATCGCCAAATACGTCAGCAAAGTCCAGCGTAATTCCACCACCACAGTCCATGTCCGTTTGTACGTTGCCATGTACGTCCATCATGGAGGCGTCATGAAGTACAGCGCCTATCTTCCATGTTTCGACAGCAACTCGTAGAGAACTGCCCTCATATCGTGCCTTGCCAGCCGAGTCTGCGACTGTGAACAAACTACCCTTTTCCATAGCTACCTTTCTGCTGCTTTGCAGCGTTCATGTCATGTGCGAGTTGCTTCATAAGCAACCTGCGGTTGGGTAGGGAAACTTTGCCCTTGCCCCATAGCGACCGAATCAGGTCGAATCGCCAGTCTAATTTAGCTTCCATGCGTGCCTTTCCTATGTCGTGAGAACCTTTCCCACGTGCCATGACATGACCCAGGCGGGTCATGCCATGAAACTTGGGTGCGGCTACCTACCGACCACTTTCGGTGTCCAGCGGGGTGGTGTATACCACCCTGCGTTGTGTAGTGATGTGACCGGCGTCCAATTCCTTCGATATGTGCCTCCACATGTCATGAACCAGTTTCAACCCCGGTAGATGCCCGTACCTAGCCCCCGCAGCCTTGCGTACGGCTCGAATCCACGGAAGTGGGTCGTCGCCGTTCACCATTCTCATGTCTACGAGCATGAGTACGTCGTCGTCCGTGGCTGTCCACGACCCTGATGTTGTAAAGTGCCCTACGGGAATCCCCATAGTCGTCATGTCTACGGCTTCGGACGAACGTCCGATGTAGTCCATTTTCAATTCCAATTTTCATACCTTTCCGTATGTATGTGTTCATGGTGTACCCATGTACGGAGAACCAAACCACCCGGCTTGACCCTCCGTACATGAGCGGGTGTGTCTCCACACCCACTCTGTACCTGCCTACGATGCAGCTTCAATCATGTCCTCATGTGCAGCTACGTAGCTTTGTAGTGCTTGCACTACCGGGGCGAAATTCTCGACCTCAATTTCCAATTTTGCAACCCGGTCAGCAAGGGTGACCGTAGGTGCAGCCACCTCTGCCGGTGCCGGGGCTGGTGTAGACGCCGGTGCCTTCACGGTCACGACCGCCTTGCCTTCACGTACAAGTTTCTCGACCCGGTTCGTAAGGGCTTTGCCCTTGATCTCGCGACCGTTTCGATCAACGTTCCAGTCGGCTGGCATCGTAGCCGGGTCTACATAGCCGCCGGTGATTCGCACACGACCCTTCGAACGGACAGTGTTATCCTGCTGCCCTACGGGGTCGAGTACCTGCCGGGCGTCCCTACGCTGGGTACGGGGCTTGCCAGCCCAACCCCGCAGTGCCGAATCCTCCAACTGCGTAGGCTTGGATTTTTTCACCTTCGCCTTCGCAGTCGGGGCTACAGCGTATGCAGCCTGCATATCCGGGCACCATGTGATGTGATTTGAAGCCCCGTTAGCAGAGAAATTCCCTGCCTTGCGACCTACGTGGGTGGGGCATGCGAACTTGTCCGATGCAACGATAGTGCCGAGAAACTCTTCCATGCTGTATGTAGGTACAGCTACCTGTGCTGATGCACTCATATCCAAAACCGCTTTCCTATTTGCGAATCGTCTGGACACTTGCCAAACGAACTTTTAAAACGGTATCAATTGGGGTCGCTAAAACGTGGCGTCATGACGATCACGTTTCGCGCCAAATCGAAGATTTGTGACGAGCGGGCACAGGCAGGTAGGGTTTAGCGCGCGCTCGCGAGCGACCCCCAAAACATAACGCCAAAAAAAACATGATTTCGGAGGCAAAACACAACACCAAAAACAACGGTAAAATTGACAGTGGCTGGAACGGTTTGCCATAATCACGCACATAGCATGAAGTGGCGTTCCCAGCACCTACTTAGCGTAGGTCAACATACAAAGATACTATCTTGGCGGGCATTGATGAAAAACCTACGGCGTGGACAGTCTGACTCAAATATCCTCCCTACGGGGGGTGCTCCAACTAAGCTGACCCGGAGAGTTCACGAAGCAATCGTTTCTTCGGTGCGTGCTGGCAACTACATAGGCACCGCAGCGAAAGCTGCCGGGATCGCGCGCAGCACCGTGACTCTGTGGAAGACGAAAGCTGATTCTGGAATTGAGCCCTACGGGGCACTGTTTAGAGATTTAGAAATAGTCTCTGCTAAAGCAGAGGACGAAATAGTTGCTGAACTACGTAGTAATCCAGACTGGAGGGCTAAGGCTTGGTGGCTTGAACACGGTCCTGCCCGGGAAGCTTGGGGCGCAGGCACGGGATCAAGCACTACCGACTTGGCAGTGGCTTTGCTGGACACCCTACGGGGCAGAGTTTCCGGCTCAGTCCCTACGGGGCAGACTGCCAAAGCCCTTCCCACAGCCCCGTCTACGCAGGATCGCACGGCTGAGGCAGAGCAACCGACAGACTAGCCATAGGCTAGGCGACATGCCATAGGACATGCTTGCATGTCATGAGGCTGCCCTTGCGGTTAGTGGCGGACTAGGGCTGGCGGAAATTCGTGCCGTCGTTGGGGTGGTGTGGGGTGGTGTGTGTGTGTGGGGTGTGATGTAGGGGAGGAGGCAAGGCAAGCAGCAGAGTAAGCGAGGCTGTTGGTCTTGTCGGGGTGGGGGTGAGGTTGTAGATAGCGTATTAGTGGAAGTTGTTGGGGACCCTACTATATTTATTTTGCCCCTTGACCCTAGTCGTACAATGTATGACAAGCTTGCCGGTTACAATTAAAAGCGACTAGGCTAATTACCTACACCATTCGCCACGGAACTCGAATCTCTGATGAATTGGAAGGGCTGTCAGCTTGGCCTGACAGACCTGGGACTTCTTGTTATGGAACCAAGTGGACAGATGTCCACCTTCTACTGGACAGATGTCCACTAGACAAGAAGATCTTAGTAGTTTTATACTTTTCCTATCCTCTTATCCTCTGTAGCTAGACATCCAGGGTCCTTATAGACCCTTACTGTCTAGCTGGTACCAGGGGGATGGGTGTTGGGAAGGGGGATTCTACTGGACACGACTAGACAAGTGTCCACTAGCCCTAAAAAACGCTGTCGATCCGACAGGAGTCGCATTGCCGGACACTAAAAGCCTCCGGGTTTACTTTGATCCCGAAGAAGACCATGACTACAACGACCCAGACGTGCTACAGCGTGTGCTGACTAAGGTTGAAACCGCCTTAACCCGAGTCAAACCAGGTCTTACCTGGGATGACGTAGCGGTTACGGTCTATTATTACCCCGGCGGAATCGAAAACGACCCACGTCACGGTAAATACCAAAGAGGGGATGGCTTTTACGCCGACTTTGGTATTACAATGTAGTACATGGAAACAACTGTAGTAAATAACCGGGTAGTTTTAAGCGTTAGTTTTAATCTTGAGGAGTGGAAGATGCTCCAAGAGAAGATGGACGCCGACGGCGCTAACAATATCCCAAAGACTCATATCAGCACGTACGTAAAACAACAGGTCTTTAATAAATAAGGTAGCCTTGACACATGCTGCTAGTAGAAGATCGCAAGGCGCTTCTAGGATCAATCAAGGATCTCGAAGGTGTACCTGTACATACTTGGCCGGAGCAAGATGAAATCCTTTCTCACCCGGCTCGTGTCCAACTTATTGCCGGAGGGGAGCGTGCGGGCAAATCTTTCTTGGGAGCACTCAAAGTCATCAATCATCTTGACGAGTATCGTAAAGGTGATGTGGTCTGGCTTGTCGCCAGAGACTACGAGCGAACAAGAGCAGAGTGGAACTACCTGCTTAACATGCTTGGGCAACTTGGTCTTATTATCAGGTCGTCCAAAAGGATCGACCCTGGTGTTATGGTCGTCAGTTGTGGTTCCGCAGCCAGTCCTGAAGATACGTTTGAAATCAAAACAAAATCAGCCAACGACTATCGGACCCTCGCTATGGAAGCTCCTCGGGGCATTGTTGCGTGTGAGGCAAGCCAGCTTGACCACGACAGTTACCTTAGACTACGAGGTCGAATCGCTGAAAAGCGAGGCTGGCTCTTCATGGAAGGGACATTCGAAATGTCTCTTGGTTGGTATCCCTCACAGTGGGAGCAGTGGCAGTCCTACCCAAACGAACTTGACAGCAGATCCTTTAGCCTTCCCTCATGGACCAACCAACGTATTTACCCCGGAGGGCGAGATGATAAAGAAATCCTTGCCCTTGAGTTAGTTCATAGTGAGAACTGGTTTAACGAGCGAATATCCGGTGTACCTGCACCACCCAAAGGACTCGTGCACCCTCTCTTCAAGACAGGGATACATGTTGACCCCATGCTTGAATACGTTCCGGGTGAACCAGTCCACTTATGGGTTGACCCCGGCTACTCACAGGTCACACAATCTGCGTATGCTGTTGAAGCAGCGCAGATTATTAACGGGCAAGTCCGGATTTTTGATGAAGTCTTTATGCGGGGTAACGACTCAGGGCAAATTACTACCGAAGATGTTATTGACCGGGCTCGCTCTCAAGTCTGGTGGAAAGATGTTAAGCACGGCGTAATTGACGTGGCTGCTAAATCTGCATCAGAGCGCAGGCCTTTAGATGTCTGGATGCAATATGGTGGGTTATATATGGCGACTGACCAGAACCGTGTCGATATACTTTCAGGCATTGAGCGGTTTAATACATTCCTGAAACAAGACGCAGTAACACAAGAGCCACGCATGGTATTCTCTGAAAAGTGCAAAGGTGTGCTGTCTGAAATGGGCGGAGCTGTTAATCCGTTTGATGACCAGGTTCACGTGTACTCATGGAAGACAGACAGAGAAGGCAATGTAGTAGGAAAGGTACCAAGAGACTCCTTCAACCATGGTGTAAAGGCCATAACGTATGGGTTAGTATCTAATTACGGTGTAACAAAAATGACTCTGGGGTCCAGGAAAATCAAAATCAAACGGTGGGACTAGATGGCTAAGATCGATGAACTTCGCAGAAAAATGCAAGACATGTGGGACTCTAATGGTTTCACAAATCGACGTCAGCGCATGGAAGACGACTACGATCTTTATACGTTAAAGCCTTTCGATGCTGGAGATGGCTACCAGTCTTATACGTCTAACCAGCCTAAGGTTGTTGCAGACAAGATTATTAGCTGGATGAACGACTCCCGTATGATCGTCAGCGCCCCTTTAAGCCAGCGAATCTCTGAAAGAGAAGCTGGTGATTCGAAAGAAAAGTACATCGTCGGTGCCATGAACATGGCAGATGATCGGTTAGTTGCCCGGGGTATGCTGACTGTAAAAAGCCAGATAGCAGCACATATTGTTTTACGAGGCTGGTTTGCAGGTCGTGCAGTCTTAAATAAAAAGAAAGACAAAACCTACGTAGACATAACCCCTTTTGATCCTCTTAGAGTTGTTTACGAACAAGACGAAGACGGCATACTGTGGCTTGGTTATCGCACACTAAGATCCTCTCAAAGTATTAAACAGTTGTATGGCATCGACATTGATGAACCTACAAACTCTGACTACGACGATGAGTTTGGTATACCTGTGTGGGACTACTACGACCGCGAGCAACATGCGATTATTATTGACGGGCAAGATCCTAAATGGGGAAAGAAGCCTCTTCCTCACGGTGTTGAAGACGCTGACGGAGAAGGGGTTGCGCCTGTCTTTGTTGGGCCTGTAGGAATTGTTCCTTGGATGCAGGGAGTCCATGGGGACTCAGATCAGTCTCATGATTACGGTGAATCTATTTTCTCATCTAATCGTAATCTTTTCGAAGAGTTCAACTTTGTAATGTCGAGCACCAAGACGCTAGTACGTCGTGGTGTTAGGCAACCGTATATCGTGGAGTCTCCTGATGGAACTCAGACATTAGACACTGATCCTTGGCAGGATGGTACGGAAGTACCTTTGCCACAGGGAACACAAATCAAACCGATGCCTGAGATGAAAATGCCTGCCGACACAGGTACTTTTAATAGCCTTGTCGCTGGGGAATTACAACGTGGCGGCTTGTCTAATGTGCACATGGGAGAACTTCCGTTTGCTATATCTGGCTATGCAGCAAATGTAGTTAGGGAAGGTTCTGCACACACGCTTGAACCTCGTCTTAAATCTCTAGCAAGCGCTTTCACTCAGATAGGTGAATTGCTATCGCTTCAGTATGTATCTAACAAGTTTGGTAAGCTCACGCTTACTGGACGCCTTAATGACTTAACAGATCAGTTTGATGAAGAAATCAAACCTGAACAAGTTGAAGAGGGCGGTCGTGTAAGGGTGGACTTCAAACCAAACCAAGGACTTGAAGATCCACAAAAAATTGCAACTGCCCAAATGCTTCGTGAGGGCGAGAATCCTTTAGCGCCTGATAGCTGGATCTGGGAAAATATCCTAGAAGTTTCTGATACAGAACAATTCCAAACAGCTATTGATTCCCAGAAAGCAAACTTAGGAGATCCTAAGGTTCAGCTTATGAACATGATTACTGCCTTGCTTAAAACAGGCGATGAAAACAAGGCGATGATCTACATAGACCTTCTGATGAAGACAGTTGAGCAGGAAGCTATGACCCAACAAATGCAACAAGCTCAATTCGCTGCTGCATCTGCTCAAGCTGCTATGCCGCCCGGTGCTCTTGGCGAACAGGGTGGCGGGCAACAGCCTTCACCTGATAGTCTAGGGATTCCTGGGGGTGGCGGTATTAATGCTCAACTAGGACCAGAGGGTGCTCCGGTGCAAGCAGCACCCGGGGAAGCTGGTGGTCCATCGATAGAAGCGGTTTTGTCCGCTATAGGTTTAAGTGAAGGACCACAGTAATGGCTAGCTGGTATGTTCAAACCGATGTCGGAAACTTATTTATCCCCGACCACTACAACGCCTCCGCAGCTACAGCTAGAAGTATGGCTAGGCAGTGGGCGCGCACGTTCTCTCCTGACATAGCAGATGAAATGAATGTGACTGAAAACCCGTCCGGGTTCGGATCAGTAAACTACGGTGATAGTGTCTGGGGTGGTTACGGTGTACCAGCAGGTGCTGTAAATCCTAGCAACTATGTTCAAATTCAAGACAATGTTACCTCTGGTAAAAAGTGGGACTTCGTAGAAACTACTGACGTTAATAAGGGCGGGTTTAGTAATTACAGTGGAGAAGGTAAAGACACTGAAATTCAAGAGTCACGAGACTTAGTAGACCCAGTGCAAGGATTCTTAAAAGGTCTTGGATTTGATTTTAGCCAAGGGGCTAGTGCTGCACGTGACTTCCAACAGCGGATGGGGCGTTTAGGGCAGAGTACCTTTGCAGCTCAACGAGCAGCAGACTTCTTTGATGACGCCATCCCTGGAGGTGGACCTCAGGATTCAGAGCAGTTTGCAAGAGGTCTTGGGACAAACATGGGCAATCGTTTTGGATCTATAGGTACCCGGGCATTAGAAAACCTTCAAGCTTTGTCCAACCTCAGTGGCGCCCTTACCCCTGTCGGTGATAACACCATGCGTCAGTTTGTTAACCCGTACTCCGGTTCATACACAGCTGAAGGTCAAGGTGATCTTCAGGCAGGAAATATAGCAAACTTATTAACAGCAGCCTTTCAAGGTGCTGGGGTTTCTCCGTTGTATGCTAATCAAGTACGCTCTGGCCAAGTTGAAGACATGTTTACAAGATACGCAAACGCAAACCCAAACTTAGGTTCAGATAACCAGCTAGATCAAAACTTCTTAAAATACGCATCAGACCAACTTGGACTATCGCGCTTCTTTCAATAAGGACAACTGATGGCTCTCAATTTAGATCCAACACAGAACCCTTGGT